AAGCCCAGCAATGGGCTTATTCAGTTGGTTCTCTTTTCGGGCAATCCGCTTTATTTTCCCTGTACTTTGTGGGCTTAACAATAAACTGCTTGCAAGTTTTCAAATCCTTATTAAACTTGCAACCGCAACACTGGGGCACAAAGGTAATTTCTATTTCTTCAGGTTGCTGTGTGAACCGTTTTTCTTCATCGTTCATATAGAACACCTCACTTTATTACAATATTATTATATAATATTTATACTGTAAATGCAACTCTTATTTTAAAATTTTCGCTTGCATAATTAAAATATTTTTTATTCTACCATACTCCTTCACTTGTTTTGTGGTAAACCCCAGTATTTCAATATTTGTATCCTTGTCAAATACCACTTCTGATTCTGCCCAGTTATCCGTCATTAATGCCTTTGTACCTTTATCAGCATAAAATTCAATCTGAACTGGTCTGCCTTTGAATACATTTGCACCAGCATTAAATGAGGTACTAATAAATGATTGATTATTATACTTAACACCAGCCAAACTCTTTGTCAATTCATCCGCCAGTGCTTTCGCTTCTTCTTCAGTTGTACCATACTCGATATTTACGAGTCCCTCTTGTATCTTGTCACTCATTTTAATGCCGCCCTGTTTAAATATATATTGCATAGTATTAGTATCAACATTTCTTACAAGTTGCATACTGTCAGTGAGTTTATCCTTGTTTATTACTGCACTAAAATTATCAATCTGTTCAAGATACCTTGATTTTGTTGCCAGCCCTGCCGCTACTTCATTATCATAGTTACCAGTATATAGATATTCATTAAGACTGAAACTATTTCCAGTTCTTACATAATGTCCTATGGCGTCCCTATCATCACCGCTTAACTTGCTATAAAACTGATTTACTTTATCTTCGATTTCTGCCTGTGTTATAATTTTATAGTCATTTGCGTCAAAGGCTTTCGCTATTACGTCGAATAAAGTTGGATGGTCTTTTCGCCACTGATTAAGTGTCTGCCCTTTGCCATTGTTTAACCAATCAACAAGGTCATCACCAATTTCATCAAGGCTTTTCGGTATGAATGCCTCTTGCCAGCATAAACCATTCGGATGGTCAAAGGGTACTTTATCCATTGGATAAACCCCTGCCCCCATACCATAACCATTCTGTTCAGCCCATGTATCGCATATATCAGTTCTACCATGCATCCTTGAAGAATGGCTTGAACTTAAGTGCCATTTTATACCCTCAACATAAGGATTATTTTTACAACTGGCTATTAAAGATAATTCTGCACTGTGGGTAATTGTTGTCCTTGCCAGCCTTAAGGCATTATATTCAAGATTGTTGTTCCATGTTGCATATCCATCCCCCAGTATATTTTTAATTTTATCATTATCCCATAACTTTCGGGCTTCTGGGTTGACATAGTCCTGTAATACTTTACTTAATTCAGTTGCCGATAATTGCTGGGCTTGCCCAGCGGCGATAATCTTTTGTAGATTTGCACCGCTGGATTTCGCATAGCCCCATATTCTATCTGATAAACCGACTCCGTCTTTATATAGGTCACCACTGTAAAATTGTCTCATTACGTCATAAGGTATTTTCCCGAATGCCTTTCCGAAGTTTGCGTCAGTAATACCAGCATTTTTAAATATATCTTCTGTCATTAATTGCATCATGCTTGCTGGTATAGTTGCCGCCTTAATGCCATACTGGTCGGTAATTCTTAATATATCGTCATGCAACCCTCTGATATAACTTGCATAATATGCTCGGATTGCACTGCCTTCCTTGCTTCGTCTAAACTTATCCACAAGTTCATCCCCAGCCTGTTTATAAGCCCTCAATATATCAAGGTCTACATTCATTCCCAGTCTTATTTTCTGTCCCAGTGCTATATTATACAGACTTTGCAAGTATTCGTTCATAATTATCACCTACCATTGAAAGCGTCCAGCTTTGCCTTATATTCTCTTTGTAACAATGCCACATGAAGAACGTCATCTGGGGTTGCCCCCTCTGGCTTGCCTTTTAACCTATCTATAAATTTCTGAAGTTTTGCCTGTGCAAACCTTATATCTGGGTTCGTTCTCATTACTATAAATTCAGTCTTACATTTTGGGCATTCATAATAAGTTATTTCAATGCCCTTGCCTATCTTACGAGTCTTCAAATTTACTTTATCAGTATTAAAATGCTTACCGCAGTAAGTGCATTTTACTTTTAAACTCATTACTTATTTCCCCCTTCATCATTGCCTTCTTCTGCTGGGTTGCTACCCCCTTTTCCTGCTGTACCACCGCCAACATTGCCTTCATTACCCTTGCCGCCATTAAGATTCTGCTGGTCTAAATTATTTCCAGTCTGAAATTGGTCTTGGGTTGCATTATTAATATCAGTCTGTTCAGTAAGGATTTCATTCCATTCGCCATCTTCATCCTCAATATCACTGTAATCCCTAATATATGATTTATGGCTTCGAACATTACCTTGCACTTCTTTAATTGCAAGTTCTTTCTTTGCTTCCTCATCTTCTGGGATAGGATAATTATGATTAATTACCATGTTTGTCGCTGTATTAATATATTGCTTTGCCTGTAAATCTGGATATAGGTTAAACTGATTAATACACTTTGCAACAAATCGAACCATCCATTTAATAGCAGGTTCCCAGTCTAACCATTTTTCTTCACACCTTGCAATTAAGTCATAAAACATAAATCTCAATGCCTTTGCACTTGGCACATTTCTTAAATCTTCTGGTCTCGGCTGGTCCATGATTTCATACATATCACTCTTAAGTCTGTCAAGGTAACTATCGGCTGGCTCTTTAAATGAAAAACTACTGCTTAACATTTTGGCATCTGCTGATTTACCGTCTTCAATGGCTGGGTCTGTTTGCAGGTCAATAATTGCATTCGGAGCAATCTTAATATTCTTTAAACTATTGCTGTCTGCATTTGTAAACACTGGCTGTTCAAACATTCTAAACCTTAAGGCATCTCTGTAATCTGAAGATACATGGTTGTAAGCATTTTGCATATCCATTAATTCCTTCACATCACTATCGCCATCAATATCCCCAGTTAAGCCACCGTTTATAATTACCCTGCAAGGAAGTTCATCTAATAAAGTATCCTTATTTTCCACTTCCCCGATAGGTTCTGCAAACCCATTATAAACACCACTTTCAATAAAACAATGTCCATTTTCGCCCATATAATATTTCCATCTATGCCACAACTGTTCGCCCAGTGGTTTATTAGCAGTTTCAGCATCCATATAAGCGATAATTACTTGATTTACTTTTGTATAATCGTTCGGGTCAACTTCATAAGTGAATTCTGTCATTGTGTAATACTTAAACACAATTTCCTCATCTGGGTTCGCTTGCACTGTTAAAAGTACTCTTTTGCCTATGGTACAATCAAGAAATGCCCTGCTGGTTTTACCCCAGAAATCTTCGTCATCAAATATTTTGTCAAGTATCATTCTTTTCTGTTCTGCATTGTCCTTGTCCTTTTTATCAAGTGGCTTGAACAATATATCTGGCTTTGCACCAAACATAAATCGTCTTTGTTTCTGTAATAGCTTTTTAGTGTGGTTTCTTATATCCTGTGATGGCACATAATCAAGGTCTGTTGGTATAATCCAACTTTGTCCCTGTGTTAGTTCATGCAATGCATCTTCTGGGGTTGCCGCCTTACCACCATAAAAATAATAATACTTTAACACCTCATTTCTTTCTTTTAATAAATCTGGGTTATTACTGTAAACACCGAGCAAGTTCATTGAAATATTGTTATTACTTGCATTCATGTTCGCATTAATTGGATTTTCCATCAATAATTCCTCCTTTATAAATATATATTTAAAGTTATGCCTTTTTAAAGTGCTTAAACCCCTATTTTCGGATATTTCGTTTCATCTATCTTGCCATGTAAAGGGTTTTCTTGGAATGCCTCTTATACTTATACCTTCGCATTTTGCTTGCTTATAATAAATCCGATATTTTTTAATGGTATCGGAGCATTTACTGCAATAGCCACCACATTTCTTAAATCTATAAATACACTGCCATCGGTATCCTTTAAATCATAAAAACGATATTTTCTTCCTTTTATTTTGTGCACCTTATAATAATAAAAATTGTTCACTACATTATCGAGTTCTTGTTCGCTTGCTGTACCTTCTATACATTGTCCCCCTTTTAACCATATTAGATAATCATACATATTATCTCCTCCTTGCACCTCTGCCGCTGTAATTCTTTCTATGCCTGTATAACAAACTATCTGTATATATTGCATAACGGTTTCTGTCCATACAGTGGTCATTTTCTTTTAGTGGTTCATCAATGCCTCTTTGTGTGGCTTTTTCATCCCATATATAAGCACTGAATTCCCTTTTATCTTCAATGCAATCGGGTTCGATTGTAAACTTCCCTTCTTGTAATTTCACCCCCACTGCCTGAATACCTTTTATTACATTGTTCTTCGCTGGCACTATCTGAATATTTCTTTCTTTAAAGAATGTCCTTGTTCTCATTTCAGCGATTAAACTGGTTGCACTTGGGTCAACTGTAACATATCTTACATTGTTGCCGCCTATAAAATCAATCAAGTCATTTACATAATCCCTATCTGTTTTCTGTTTACCCCTGTCCCTGCCGCTGTAATAGTAATAATCAAATAAATGATAATGTTCATCTCTTACACCATATAATCCGAAAGTACATGGATTCTGTGTACCATAGTCGATACTTACAAACAATCTTTCGGCTTGCCTTTTATTAAATGGTTCATGTTTAATGTTTCTTTCTTCATCAAACATATCATAAATAACACCTTCTGCCAGCACCCATAAACCCAGTATATATCTCTTATAGAATATGCCAGCATACATTCGCTTATATCTGTCTTTTACTTTTTCATTTAAACTTAAATTGTCATCCATAGTAAAATGAAGATATAATGCAAGTTTTTCATCTTTTTTATCAATCCAGTTTGTCTTGAACCAATGATAAGGTCCGTCTGGGTTACAGTTAAACCAGTATTTTGAACCTTCTACTGAACAACGTCCTGTCGCTTGGTTCACGAAACTTTCTGGCATAAGTGCAACTTCATCAAAGAAACACCCTGCAAGTGTAATACCTTGAATTAAATCTTGGCTGGCTTCATCTTTGCCGCCGAATATATAATAATAGTTGCTTGCTACTGTGCCATCTTTCCTCTTATTGCTAATAATTAAAAGGTTGTCCGCCCTGTGGTCTTGTACTACATAGCCTCTACTTTTCAACATTCGCTTAAGTGGTTGCACAACATTTCTTCGAAATGAACCTATTGTTTTTCCACACATACCGAGGTTCTCACCGTTAAATGTCTCATTTCCCCATATTACATATGATAAAGCCATTGAAACAGTTTTACCGCTTCTTATTGCCCCATCTGCTATAATAGCATCATAATCTCTGTATGGGCTTGCTGGCATATACCATGTCAAGACCTTTTTCTGTTTTGTACTAAATGGCTGAAACTTAAATACTGGTATAGCCAATTTATTCATCATTGCCATTGTCATCACCCCAGACTTCGTCAGCCTGTGCATTCATTGCATCTATAAAGCCATCGTTTTCGGGCACTGTAATTTCGCCGCTTGCCTTTTTCCTTTCGAGGTCAAGTTTCTGTTCTGCAACAACAACCTTTCTCAAATCAAGAGCATTTGCAAGCCCAGTCGCCAACCTTTGCCCCTCCTGTATTTTTTCAAGAATATTTGCTATTCTTTCAAGTGTACCGACTTTATATTGTCCGCTGTCATATTGTAATTGTTCCTCTTTATGGTCTAAAATATCATTTACAATACTTAATATCTTCTCCCATGTATCATAATGCTTAACACTTAACTCCGCTCTCCTATCACTTAAACTGGTTGCAATTTTATTTTCTGCCTCAGATATAACCCTTTCTTTTAAGTCTCGCCTTGCTTCCCTCCACTGGTCTTTCAGTGCTATTTTTTTCACTGATTCATAGGATATACCGTACTTTTTAGCAATATCATTATATGTGCAATCACTATTCACATATTCGAGTTTCATCTTGGCATTACGATGAGCCTTTTCATCCATATTCATTCAAACACACCACCTCATTTATTAAATAATTTTCGCTTTCTACATGATAACTTTTTCCCCTTTTGTTTTCGTACCTTAATCAAGTCTTCTATTTTGTTTATATAGCGGCTGTTTGTGCTTAACCTTACCAAACTCCTTAAATAATAATTGCTTGCCCTGCTGGGTATTTTCTGCCTAAGCACAAAGTTAATCGCATCCCTGCCAGCCTTAAAACTTTTTAAATGGGTATGCCCTTTATCAAAGTCTTTGTCTGTATTATATACCACAATGCCACCATCAGCATTAAATATAATAAAATTGTCTTTATGATATTTCATACAGCCCATTGATATTATTTCATCCCCTTCTTTTTATTTGTGTTGTTTTTCCTATATAGAGAAACACCACTTAAATAACTTTTTCCCTGTTGAACACCGTTCATCAAGGAGTTGAAATGTGGTTCAACTTGTTTCCACACTATTATTATATAATACGACGACGAACATTAAGTGTAAAGATAGTGCGTCGCCGCATCTTTCTCATGGGTTTTTTATAATTTTTTATGATTTTACATATATTTTTATATAATATTCAAAGTAAATAATTTCACTGGTTGCAAAGTTTACCAGTTGACAAGTATATAAATATTCTATTTTTTACCTATATTATTCCTTATGTTATTACTTATATGTATAAAAAAAGTAACTACCTATGTCAATTCATAAGTAATTACTTCTCTTTTCTTCGCCCCTACCAACTGGGGATTTTCTTTTGTACCGCCGCCCTTACTGGGTTTTATCTCTTATCCTTGCTGTGTTCTTTATCATATTGTTCCGATAAATATAGATTCTTCTTTGCCTCTACACTGCCAGCCTTCCAACATACCCATAATATTCCGATTATAATTATGCCGCTAATAACCAGCACATCCATCCTTATTTCCCCCTTTCGATTACTCTTGCCGCCCACATGTCAGCACTGTGCAATAATAAATATAATG